CCATGAACGCACTGATCCACTCATGTACATTCTTGTCGGAACACACATAGGGAGTACATTACGAGCACACTCTTTTGCAACGCCATGTCCAAGCATTTGTTGATACAATGCCATAGATGAATCAAACAGAGTTTGCATTTGCATCTCTAGTTTCTGAACAACAAAGGGATCAAGATCATCAGTGGAGTTCTGACGATTCTTAGTGTCCTGACGTCTCAATTCTGGAAGAGGAATCTTATCCATCAACAGAGATGAATCAGCATAGCGTTGTGAAAATTCTTGATATGTAAAACTCCTATGACGCAGCACTTGAGCCGCAATTGCTCTGGTAGTTTCCAACTCAATGGTCATGAATGCCTGCTCAAAGATGCTCCAATGCTTGTGCTTGATGCAATACTTGATAAGACCCTCAAAGGAATCATTACCCTGATTAGAAGGGTTGCTCACTCTGGCACAATAAGCTATGTGCTTTTCTGCATCAGGAGTTACTGAGATAAGTTTTGCTGTCATTGCTTCTCTGCTTTTCTAACTTTTTTAAGTGCTTTTACTTCTGTTTTAATCATTTGGTATGCATCTTCAGCAGTTATTCTGCCACCCATTTCCATGGCAGCAATAACCTCTACTCTTGTACCAAAGTGTTGAAGTGCTCTTTCAAATGTGTCTAGTTCTTCATACATGTTTAGTCTGGGTAACCATCATCATCATTGAACACCTCATCATAGTCTGAGAGGGGCACATCATATTGAGTATCATATTTATATGCCTGTGGATCAGAATAAACTTCTGATTCCAACTCATCTACAATGAGTTTAAGTTTGGAGATAATCTTTTTTAGTTTATCCTTTTCCATAAAAAAATGGGAGGTTTCCCTCCCATCATATCAATATTCTGATTGTAAGTCAATCACTTGACATAGGATTGCCCTCTGTAGCAGAAGGTTCCATGCTTCTCACCATCTACCTTATGCACTTGGCACTCAACACCACGATACTTAGTAACATGGATTTGAGCATTGTGCAGGGCAGATGCAGCATCAATTTTATTCTTGATGAGTTGAAGTGTATTCATTGTAGGTACTCCTAAAGTAGTTGGATTTTTAAACCCGTTCCTTTAGTCGTTTGCGTCCCATGAACATTCAGGTGTGGACTCTTGAATTACTTCAATAAGTTCAGCCTTTATAAGATTGCTAGTTTTCTGGTCAGCATCAATACGACTGATTATATCAGCAGCATCAGTGCAATGAATACCAGAATAGAGTAGCAATTCCAACATGGGATGAACGCTCCGTTCCGCGACTTACTTGCGTCCCCTAAGGGATGAACGACAGGTCTAATTATAGACCTCATAATCTATATAGTCAAGTTTGTTTGTAAAGTGTGATACAATTTTATTATGCCTTAAGCATTCCCTGCTCTTTCAGGTTATGCAGTAGTTCTTTGAGATTGCCAATGTGTTTTGATCCAATGGCAACCTGTGGATATGTTGCATCTTCACCAAACTCTGCTTTAAATGCTCTCTCAGTGAAGTGTTGATTTAACCTATAAACTTTGATGTCAGCATGAAGAGCAGTAACTAGACTTACTGCTCTCTCACATTCTTGACTGCCATCTGAATAGATTATTGCTAACATTTTTCTTTCTTCTCCCAGTTGTCTATTTGTTCTTGTGTTGGGACAATGATTCTGAAGGCAAGACCTTCTTCCTCAAACTCTTTATTCATTTTTTCATATGTCTCTGGTGTGATCTTTTCAGTCACGCTGCCTCCAGTCATCAGTCTTTTCTTGATGAAACCATTCAACAATTTCATCTGCACTTTGGAACCCTGTTCTATGGTTAGATGGATCAGGGTCCCCCAGGTCCATCTGATTCATAAAATCATCCAGTCCCCCTTCTGGCATGTCAGGATTACTAGCAGCTCTCCTTGCTTTCCTCAACATTTCAGCAGCAGACCTATTTGATTTTGCTAACTTGTTAGCCCAAATCATGTCATCAAGATTTACCTCCTCACCTTTAACAATCCGTGAGCAGATAAACTCAAGTCTGAGCCTGTATTTTGTTGAAAGCATATGGATAACTCTCTTTTGTTTATTTATTTTAAGGGGTTGCCATCCTTATCTAATAGACCAAGTTTTTTAACTTGTGACATATTAGATTTCTCTTGTCTCTTTAGTTTTTTATACTGCTTAATGAGTTTATCCACCTCACTTTTTGAGATGTTTACTTTAAACTGGTCTTCAGTTTCTGCAAATCCAAGACCTGCTTTCTTTGTTTCTTCTTGAGAGTCAACATATTCATTGATGACATCTTGAATTTCATCTCTAATAATGGAGTTAATTTGTTTCTCCAGTTCTTCATCAGCATTCATTTCTTCTTACCACTACTATTGTTCCACAGTTTAGGACTTACTCTTCCCTCAGTTTGGTCAAATCTAATGAAGTCACCTTTGTATTTGTCATAGTAGTGGTCAAACAATTCCACTCTCTTATTACATACAGTGACGTCATATGCAACTTTGCCATCCTTTAGATACTTCACAAGGTATGAGGTATAAGGCAAGTCCTTATCATTTGCCTTTTCTGGATCACAATCTTCGTGTAACACAAGCACAGCTCCTGCCATTAAATTCTATCTCCCCACTTGATATCTGTGTATGCTTCTTTTACAATTTCTTTTTTGAGTTTATATTTTGACTCAAGGTTACCATCCTTTACAAGACAGATGATCTCTGCTTCATCAGGATGCAATCCCTCAAGCAATTGAATGAACATTGATTCTCTACGCAGGGATGAAAGAGAATCATTTCCTCCCTTTACAAAGTGATATAGATTCCTCCATTCTTTTCTAAGAGAGGTATGGTCTGTGCCCAAAGGTGCTTCATTCTTTTTGTAAGGAACTTCACCTTCAGGCATGACGCTGATTGCAGTATGATCAAAGTTCCAAATCAGTACAGACTTCAGAGCATCACATTCATATTGTTTAAGAACCTCAATCTTTTTTGCTTTGGTTCTTTGCTTGCTAACAAGTGCAAGGATCTCATGTAGGAATGGATTTGCTGGAAGTTTTGTAGATGTTGTCATAGTTTTTCAAATCAGTGTTTTATTTATTCTTCTGTAGAGAAGTCTTCAGGGTTTTCAAATCTCACAGCAAGAATATCATCTGCTATGATCTGTCCATTTTCATCAAACATCTCTGGGTGTGTGGGAATGTATTGTGCATTCCTTTCATAGACATATTCTTTTACAAGATATCCTATCACACCACCAACAAAAAGAAATAGAATTGAAATGATTGATGAAAGGGTGAGGGTTACTGCTAACATTTTACTACTCTCCTGGATCCTTTTTTCTAAAGTCCAAGTAGAAGTTGAAATATAACTCCACCTCTCTTGAGAAGAAGGAGAGCAATTTTCCAAACCTTACTTGAAAAGTCTTTGGAACTGTTTTCTTCCTCCTCTTTCTTAATAGTAACTCAACACCACGATTGATGTGAGTTAAGTTACTTGTAGTTTTATTTAGAGGGTCTTTTCCTTTTCCTTCCTGGTTTTTTTTCTTGCTCATACTTCCAAGCATCCTGTAAAATTTCATACAAATAATTTCTTATCTTACGTGCTTCTGGTTTTCCAAGATGCCCATAAGCTTCTCTGAGTTGTTTATGTTGGGAATCATTACCTCCCTCCATATAGTCTTCAAGATCAAGAATAAGGGTGTTGATCTCCAGTGCAGTAGGTGAATTGATGAACTCTTCTACATCTCTCTTTGTTGCTTTGATACTTTTCAAGTATTCATACATGTTAAGCATGAACTTACCTTTGAAGGCATAATCAATTGTGTGTTCAACAACATCATACATTTGATAGAGTTCCCAACCTTTGTCCATTAAACCAGATCGTTTTCCTTCAGATATTTAACTGTTTCAGTACATCCACCAATCAATTCATCTTCTAACTTAACTCTTGGGAAAGTAGAACCTGTTCCAAACTCTTCATAAAACTCTGCTCTAGTAAAGTCTCTTCCAAGTTTGTACTCAATGAATGGCAGTTCTGCTAACTGTAACACCTGAATTACTTTTGTGCAATAAGGACATCCAGTCTT